CCTTGTTTTTTGTTTTGTTTGTTATTTTTATTATTCATGAAATAAAAAGTGGGCTTTCACCACCGTAGCATTAAAATTTCTAAAAATATATATGTGGGGCCATTGCTCCCACTGCATGGAAATATGTTGCTAAATGACTAAGTTAACTACTTGACTATGGTGATCTTTACATAACTAAAGTTGTCTTCATGCGCCACTCTAATCTAACACGCAACTAAGAGAGATTGATAACATACAGTTTAATGACATGCTGGTCAAAGGAGCCGCCTACTGCAGCTCAACTAATTCTAAATTGATAAATCTATACATTAACGCAACTAGAGCCATCTACTATGACCAAACATAGGACAACTGTGCATCTTAAACTAAATTTAAACTATAAACTAAATGCAGTTTAACGACATGCTGGTCAAATAATAATTAATTATGTGTATGAATATAAGTTTGTTTTGCTGCAGTATCAACATCACAAAAAAATCTAAAAATCGGGCCAACGACATCTGATTTTACCTTAGCGCATAAAACCTCATGCTCAAACAATGTTTGCATATGTTCCGTCCACCCATAAACCATGTTTAAATCTGATAGGGTTTCAGGTGTACATGTAACAGTAGTAAAAATCATTTGCCATTCTTGTCTACGTATAGGATGAGCTTCCACACCTTTCGTCAGAGCTAACAAGTGATTAAAATAACATTTAAATGGCGGTAAAACAGATGTATACATCATACCCAATGCAGTACCACGAACCAGAATCTTAGGATCAACAAGTGGTGGGTCTATGAAATATGCTATCTTGGATAAAACCCGACCCAATTTAGGCACAAACGCATACCCCTCTGCCACCCTATATAAACGCATGGAACAAAACTCAACTTCATGAGTATTATTCCTATACACTGCTTTAGCATCAAAACCTAACATCTCCATATAATGTTGCACATTTATACGACGCCACTGTCTTGGCACCCGTTCTACATTATCATCACCTTGTACCAGCATTCGTATACGCGCTATAACTGCAAGAATGGTAAACTTTAATACAATGCAAAAAATGAACAAATGAAACATAATATTTAATAAGGAATTAAATAAGGAGGTGAATGGATCACCTGATGCACGATTTCCAAAGACACGGTAATACCAGCCATGTGGTGTTACACCACGTTTATTGACATTGCCTAACATAAGCAACCAAACAGCCAGAGGACAACCTATTTTCTTCACAAACCACACTTCCAGTTGCATGTACATCTCCTCAAGTGATGCATCAAATAAACCAATATCATCTTCCAACAACACATGTTGCTTTGGCGTGTAATCTTCCATCAATTTATTCCCACATTTTAAATTAGACACAGAAGATGTGAAGACAACATTCTTATTTGCATTTAGATCACGCTTCATTCGTTCTTGTAATGCTGCTATATACGGCC